GGGCCATCTTAGTAGCATGCATCAGTTGTGCATCTGACATTGCCATTTTCGTTCTCTGCTTGTTAGCATAAATTTTACTTCCAGCAGAAACGGCTAGTTTAATTGCCGATAACCACATAATTTAGTACCAAGTAGCCGGTTTTTTCTTTTCAGCTAACATTCTTTTTTGTCCACCAACTTTTTCCTTGTCTCCAGTAGGAATATAGTTGAAAGCACCATCAGCAGTAGTTTTAGATCTTGGATCTATCTCTACATTTTGTTCTGGAACTGCTACCTGTTTTGCTTTTTTATAGTTCATCATAGTTTTTACCTCTATTAGTTTATATTAGCATTATTTTTTTTTGCAAGACTTACTCCTGCTCTTAATTCTGCTAATTCTTCGTTCTGATCCATCTTATCTTCAGCTAATTCTCTTGCTTGCATCAATTTTGCTCTGTCAAAATCAGCTTTTGTTTGGTCAGCTTCTTTTTTTCGTTCATTTTCCATCGCTCTTAGGTCAACTTCACGTGATTTTAACTTCAATAGTGGGTCTGAATCAAATTGTGAAGTGATTTTGTTCTCTTCTTTCATAAATTCTTCAGTCATTTCAGCAATCAAGACAGCTTTTCTTGCTTCAACTTGATTATTTAACATTTGCAACTGTTGTTGTATCTGTGGATCCATCGCTGCCATCTGTTGCATTTGTTGCATCTGCATCATTTGCTCTCTAAACTCTAATTGAACTTGTTCTTGAGCCATAATTGAGATGTGTTCTAATATATTTTTTTGTATTGCAGCCATAACAGCAGGATTATTTCTAACCATGTTAGTTGACATAAAATTTAAGTGAGCTGTAATGTGTGCTTGGTGATCTTGACCAGGAAAAGCTTGAAAAGGTTTTCCACCCAAAGCATTTATGTGTTCTAAACTTGGATCCATCGGTGCATTTGGTGCAGGTGGTGGTAGAACTGTATCTACATCTTTAACACCAATCGCATTATACATGTTTCTATAGATTTGATACATGTTATGTAATTGTGGATTCGATGTTGCGATCTGTAATTGTGTTTGAGCCAATGTTATTCTTTGAGACATTGAGAATATATTAGGATCCGCTACTGGTACTACATCTATTCTATCATCAAAGTCAGCTTGTTTAATATTTCTTGCACCACCTACAACATCGTAAGGATATTCTGGTGGTAAGTATTGTGAAACTATTTTACCTAATAATTTAAATTCTTGTTTCATCGCTGCGTAACATCTTTTATGAATAGCAGACATCACACGTGATCCACGTTCAAGAAGTGCAACAGTAGTTCCTACTGCAGCGCCTTGGTTTCCATCGCCCACTTGCATATCAGCAATAGCCGCGAACCTTTGACCAGCTTGTACAACAACTCCTAATAATTGTAATAATGTAGGACTTGGTTCTTTGTATGGTAATGGAAAGAATGCATCTCTTAAATTTCCACCCGGTGCATCTACATCTTTAAATTCACCTGGTTGTATTGGTGATGCTTCGTCTCTAACTCTGACTCCTCTTTGTTTAAATCCTGCAGGTAAGTTCGATAAAGTACCAGCGTCTAATAATTGACGGAGAGCCGCCGTTGCCGTACGACTCAATCCGCCAATCATGTGAATGAGTCCAAAGCCATAAAATCCAAGTCCTGGCAGAAATTTGAAGTGGACAAAATATTGGATCTTATTTTTCTTTAGATCATTGGGCGCATAGTTCCTTCTAATAGAAAGAACTTTCCTACTACCTTCTTCAACTGTTACGATGTAAGGTAATTTTATTCCAGTTGGTTGACCATCAGCACCAACATCTTCGAAACCTTCTAAGTCTAAGTTTATATGACACTCTAACAAAGTATACATTGGCTCGTTCTTACCAGTCTTTTTAGAGCCTTCTAACTCACGTTCTTTTTTTTCAATCTCTCCATTTGTAACGTCTGTTCCTGGAGGACCTAACTCAACGTCAGAATAGAAACCATTGACTTGTTGTTTTCTTAATTCGTTTTCTGAAATTTTTACTCTATGAATAATCGCTTCCGCATCATCTAATGAGGTAGCTGTGTACGGAACGATTAATTCATCTGCTGGTACAAACTTAGATACAACTCTAGCCATTGGCACATCGTAGTATACTTTTTTAAAAGTTGATCCAGCTAATGGTAAATGAAATAACATCGAATCAAATTCTGATTCGTATTCTTTCATCTGATCCATAATTAAATAATTCATGTAATCTTTTACACGCTCAGACTGTTGTTCTGTCCCAGGATTTTTAACACCTATAATTTGTGTTCTAACAGGTCCATCTGCAGGTAATAATTCTTTGTAAGCTTGTGCTTGAAATTGTGTTACTGCTTCTGCAAGAACTGGGTGTGTTGCACCACTAGCTCCTTGAAATGGTTCAGTTCTGTTTTCGTATTTAAATCCTAAAAGATCTAGTCCAGTTGTATATGCTTGTTCCCAATCTTTTCTAGATGATTTGTAATCCATGTAATTTTGAACCATTTCATTTCCTATTGGTTCTAAATTTTCTTCTGGTAAAATATCTGCTAAATTATCAAAATGTGATTCTGTTCCAGGTATATTAATTGCACCTGGTTCAAAGTCAATTGTTGCACCACCATCCTCTTCTGGTACTACTTCAACTGGTCCTTTTTGTTCTGCTTCTTCTTCCTGAACACTAACTTCTTCTGCCATCTCTTCGTCTGAAGGGATGTCAAGTTTTGTACGAGTGTTAGGGAGTCCTTTATCTATATCTGCCATTTAATACTCCTATACCTTCTTAACACGATTTAATAGACCTTGCAACCCTTGTGGGTTTGGTCCTGATTCTGGTGGTGGACCTGAATCTACACCTGCTTGTTTTGCTATACCACCGCCTGCTGCCATAAAATCATCACTGTATGCAGTGAACGGATCTGTTGTTCTTTTTTCTTGCCTTTCTAAATCTTCTTTAGCAAGTTTCTCTTCTATTGCTCTGCTTTCAGCTATATTTTTATCAAACATATCTAAATCAAACATTTGACCTGTTTCTAATTGTGGATTAACTCTCATAAAAGGTTCTTTTCTTTTTTCAAAAGTTTTTAACATATCATCTGTTTTTTTACCTGGTCTTAACTGATTAGGATCTCTTTCCTCACCAAGTTTATTTAATGTACTTAGATAACCTGAAAAAGCCTCATTTAATGCATCTCCTTGTCCATACGTAGGCATCTGTTCTTTTAATCTATCTTCTCTGCTTTTTCCTCCAAGTCCATATGTCAATGTGTTTACAATTTCCTCTGCTGGTTTACCTTGTGCATAATCAAACAGACCAATGGGTATGGCGATACCCACTTCAACAGCTAATGCAGCAGGACCTAACACTCCTTTAATCACGCTTCCTGCACCACCAACTGCTTTTCTAAAATTTAATAATTTAGATTGTGCAGCGCTGTCTCCAGCTTTTGCTGCTTTTGATATTTGATTCAAAGATCTTTCATATGCTTTAGGATTCATACAGTTAATACCTTCTGACAACTGACACTTGATTCCTAAATTTTTCATGAAAGCAGATAAACCTTTTACATTATTAACTTTAGTAAAAGTTTGATTTGTACTTACACCTGCTGTTTTAAATAAATCTGGATTGTTTTTTGCGTAGGTTTGAAAGTTTTTATTTAGTGCACTTAGATTCTGTAAAGATTTTCCTATCTCATCTTTTATGTTTAGCTTTTGAAATTCTTTTACACCATATTTAAAATTAGTTGCATCATCACTAATCTTACCAATGTTAAGATTTAAATCTCTTGCTATTTTTTCTACAGCCTTCTTTTTATTTAAATTATTATTTTGTACAGCTTTTTCATATTGCAAAGATAACGTGTCTTTAAAACCATTATTAAGATCTGCTTCTAAAACATTTACTCTAGTCAACTGTTCTGTAGTTGCATTAAATAATTTATTTAAACTAGATTTAGATAACGGATGATCTAATTCAAAATTTATACCTGGAAATCTTGCATTGATAGCATCCCTTAGT